TCGCGGCGATCAATCCCCTGAAGAACCTGATCAACGGCAACAACGCGCTGCCGACGCTCAGCGGCGTGCTCGGTTCGCTGTTCGGCAGCGGCTTCGATTCGACCGCCTTCAATCTCGCCGGCCAGGCGGACGCCGCCTATCTCGGCCTTCCGTCCAACTTCTTCGCGTCAGGCCATGCCGAAGGCGGCTACATCAGCGGAGCAGGAAGCGGCACATCGGACAGCATCCCGGCGAGGCTCTCGAATGGCGAATATGTGCTGAGCGCGGCCGCGGTGAAACGAATCGGAGTCTCGACGCTCGACGCGATGAACGACGGCCACGCCCGTCATTTCGCGCAGGGCGGCTTCGTGCGCCCGTCGAACGCCATGGCGGCCTCGCCGATGGGCGCGCTCGGCAGCGGCTTCGTGCTCGTCCAGATCGAGGCGTCGGACTATTTCGACGGGCGCGTCATGCAGGTGACCGGCCCGGTCATCGCGCAGGCTGCGATCGCCTCCACCAATGGCGGCGCCGCGCTCTCCCGGCGCAACCTCTCGCGCGAAGCTCAGCACAGGCTCGAATAGATGATCGACCTTCCCGACCATGGCTATAGCGAGCGCAAGATCAGCCCCGTCGACCCGGGCGGCACGGCAGACGGCGCACTCGGCGGACCGTCCGACTACATCGACCGGCCCGGCTATCGCTACTCGGTCACCTACACGCTGAGGCCGCTTCGATCGCAGGATGACGCTCGCATCTTCGAGACGCTGCTCGAGCAAGCCGCCCGCGATGATGTCAGCTACCCGTTCCCGCTCGACCAGCGGTCGCTTCCCGCCGGCACGCCGCTGGTGAATGGCTCGAATGCGCCCGGCGCGGTCATCAATCTCAAGGGTCTTCAGCCGGGTTTCCAGTTTCGGATCGGACAGCCGTTCGCGGTGATCCTCGCCGACGGGACGGGCTTCATCCATAAGGCGACGGCCGCGACGTCGGTCGGCGACGACGGGCTGGCGAGCGTCCCGGTGTTCCCGCTGACCCGGACCACGTTCGCGGACGGCCTGACAGTCGAGATCGAGCGCCCCCGCATCCGCGGCATCCTTCAGTGGGACGGATCGACGCAGGGCGCCAACGGGGCGCGCCCGTTCAGCTTCACGATCACTGAGAGGCGCTGATCAGATGACGCCGCAGATGATCGCTGCGCTGTCGGCCGGCCGGGCGCTGCTGACCGCGTTCTTCGAGATCGATCTTCCGAGCGGCACGCGGCGCTTGCTCTACGGCAGCACTGAGGTCGCATGGAGCGGAAACACCTGGCTCGGCTACGACCCGACGATCGGCTCGCTCGCGGCGCCTGACGACGTCACTGAGGACATGACCGGGGAAGCGCCGAACACCAGCATCACGCTCATCGTCTCGCCCGATGCCAACCTGGACGACATCGCCGGTGATGCGATCCAACTTTCGCCGCTCAAAATCTGGCTCGTCGCGCTCGAGCTCGACATCAACAAACGACTGCAGGTGGTGCCTGATCCGGAGCTTCTGTTTGACGGCTTCGTCGACCAGGCGACGATCACGCTCGATTCGAAGCGCAACGAGCTCGATTACACGATCATCTCGGCGTTCGATTACTTCTTCGAGGATAGCGAGGGGCAGCGGCTCAACGGTCAATTCCATCAGTCGATCTGGCCGGGCGAGAAGGGTCTCGACAACGTCACCGGCGTCACGAAGAAAATCTACTGGGGCGCCTACGGACCGGCGAGCGCGGGAACGCTGTTCGGCGGCGGCGGCGGACGCGCCGGCCCGGTGCAGGTCTGGATCAGGAACCTGTGATGGATCTCGTCAAGCGCATGCTCGCGACGCAGAAGACCGTCGACACATTCAAAGGCAGGGCATTCAGGGACGGCCGCAGCGATTGCGTCCAGCTGATCCTCGCTCACTCGCGCCACATGGGCCATCCGATCAAGGTGCCGAAATATCGCGACGTAAAAGGCGCGGCCGGTGTGCTGAAAAAGCTCGGCTTCAAGACGCTTGCGGAGGCGATGGACCATCATTTCACGCGCATCGATGTGAGCCGCGTGCTGGCCGGCGATATCGTCGAGATGCCGGGCGCCAACGGCTTCTCTGGGCTGACCGTCTCCGTCGGCAACGGGCGCGTTCTCGGCTTTCACGAAGACATCGAGCATTGCGAAATTCTGCAGCCGCTCCTGATCAGCGGCGTGTGGCGGATCGAAGCGAAGGCTAAGCGTCGCGGCCGCTGACGCACGCTTCAATATTGTTGCGGACACGCGCCCCATAGGCGAGGCCCTCGCGAACTTCGACGGTTGATCCGGCTTCTGTCGGACGGAGCGTCACCAGCACCGCGGTAGTTCCTCCGCCGCCGAACGACAGCTCCGTCGCGCCATCGCCGGGGATGATCGAAGGGGCCGCGATCCAACTGAGATTCCCAGCGAGGCAATGCTGAAGCTCGGCCACTGGCCGGCTGCTGTAATACGTCGCTCGAGGCGTGTGATCGCGCATCTCGCGGATGGTGGTGCTGCACCCGGCCGTAAGCAGCAGCGCCAGGATCAAGATCCGTTTCATCGCCGCCGATTTAAACTTTTCGTGGAGATGGCTCAACCGGGTGCGAACCTACAGCCGCCGGGGACCGCCCAATAATCTGCCGCACGCATGTCCAAGGTGGTAAAAATCGCGGCTATCGTCGTTGGCGTGGTGGCCATGGCGATCCCGGTCGTAGGTCAGATCGTCGGCACCGCCACACTTGCGGCCGCGCTCGGCGTCAGCGTCGGAACGCTCGCCACCATCGCCACCGTCGCATCGGTCACAGCGACCGTGCTCGGCGTCGTCGCAGGAGTCCTGACGAAACCTCCAAAGCTCAAGAGCGATATCGCTGGCCAGCAGCTCGAATGGTCCGCCGATCCGTCCGCAGGCGAGCCATATGCGCTCGGCGACACGATGATCGGCGCCTCGATCGTGCATCAGGCGAGCTGGGGGACGAAGAACAAGAACCTCGGCATCATCGGCGCGCTCAGCATCTGCACGATCTTCGCCTATGACGGCCTCTATGCCGACATGACGCAGGTGAGCTTCAGTTCGACCACACACAACGCGATCGGCTACTTCCACGACCATCTCTACCTGAACACGCAACTCGGCGCGACGCCGGAGGCTGCGGCGCTCACCATGACCGCGCCGGATGCGACCGCGATGCCCGATTGGGGTGCGGCCTATAAGACGTCCGGCATCGCGACGGCGGGCATGATCCTTGTCGCCGATATCGACAATGGGAAGATCTATTCGGGAGGGACGCCGAAGCTCACCAATCGGGTTCGTGGCGTGCTCGCCTATGACCCACGCGCGGATTCGACGCAGCCGGGCGGCAGCGGGGCTCAGCGCGCACTCACCGAGAGCACTTATGCCTATTCGGACAATCCGTGGGTGCACGCCGCCACCTACGCACTCGGCCGCTGGCAGAGTGGCAAGAAGGTGATCGGGCCCGGCCTCGCGCCGGCTCAAATCGACTTCGCGTCCTACATGGAAGCGGCCAGCGTTGCCGACGCGAACGGCTGGAAAATCTCCGGCCTCATTTATTCGAGCGACGGTAAGTGGGACGTGCTGAAAGCGATGGCACAGGCCGGTGGCGGCTTCCCGATGCCTGCCCAGGCTCGTCTGTCGTGTCTCGTCAATGCGCCCAAGGTCAGCATCGCGACGATCACCGAGGCTGACGTGAAGGGCGCGGTGACGGCGCCGCAAATGCTGATCCGCCGCGACCGGCTCAATGGAGCCATCCCGCGCATCCGCACCTCGGACCATGGCTGGGAAGTGACGCCGCTGGTGGCGGTCAGGAACGCGACATATCTCGCGGCGGACGGCGGCAACGAAAAGACCCGAGAGGTCGATCTTCCGCTGGTTTCCGACAACGGGAACGGCGCCGGAAAGAACCAGGCCGCGCAGCTCGCCGCCTACGCCGTAGCGAACAGTCGCGAGCGCACCGGCATCTCGGTCGAGCTCGGCTATCAGTGGTCGCAGTATAAGCCGGGCGATTGCCTAACGCTCGACCTGCCGGGCGCGCGGCTGAGCAATCAGAAGTGCATCGTCATCGGCCGCACGATCAACGTCGCGAAGAATACGATCACGCTGCAGTTCCAGACCGAGGACGATGCGAAGCATACGTGGGCGCTTGGCGTCACCGGCACTGCCAACACGCCGCCGACGATCGCGCAGGCACCAGGGACCGGCGACACGAATACCAATGTCCTCGGCATTGATGATCCGCCTCAGCGCCTCAGCTTCAAGTACGATTATACGGGAGCTCCGCAGACCAACGAGTTTTCGCGCGACCTGACCTTCAAGCTCTACAACTCGGCCGGCCAGATCACTGACGGGATCACTTGGACCTATCAGGTGCTGACCGGAACGGTGAACGGCTTCACCAGCGCATCAGCGGCACAGTCGATGGCAGGCATCGGAACCGGGACGCTGACCGTCTCTAGCCTCGGCACGAGCGAGGCAAAGGTGCAGGTCACGGCCTCGATCAACGGCAGCTCATATGTGAAAACGGTCACGCTGTCGCAGGACATGTCCCTAGCGCCGGTCGGTGCGAGCGGTGCGACAACGCTCGCGTCGAAAACCAGCGGTTTCGCGAGCATCAACTCGACGACGTTCATTGACGATACCGGCGCGATCGCTGGCACCGTGCCGTCAGGGAAGACCGCGGCGACGGTTGCCGTCACGCTCGATTTCACGCCGAACGTGGGAATCAGCGGGGCCTGGACTGTCGAGGTCAAGGTGATGCGCGACATCTCCGGCACACCGACTCAGATCGGCACGACGCAAAGCAACTCCTCGGATTGGGATGACGTCGATAAGACGCTGACGCCCGCGAGCTTCGCCTTCTCGATTGCGGACACGGGCCTGACGGCCGGCACGACCTACGACTGGCGCGTTTACGCTCGCCTCACCAGCGGCTCGCGCACGCACAGCGTCACTGGCACGGTGACCGTCACCGCCTGAGGTGCTTGAACCTACAGCGCGAGAGGCGCGGGCCGTATCGTTCCGGCATGTCGGAAGCCATCAGGATCGACCTCATCGCCGACCGGACGCTGGTGTTTATCCAGTCGCTGATCTTTCTTGGTCAGGACTTCACCGGCGGCACCTTCGGCATGAAAATCAGGACGACGCCGGATGCGTCCGGATCGCCGATCGCCTACCTCCTGACCGTCACCGACGATAGCGAGGGCATCGAGCTTCGCTATGCCGGCACGGACACCATCGCCAACCAGATCGCGGCCGGACGCCTGACGCTCGACGTCTACAATCTCATCAACCCGGCGACGCGAACGAACTACCTTTCGACCGACAGCGTCATCCTGAGTGAAATCAGGATCCTGATCGGCGGCCCAACCATGAGCGCCATGCCAGCCGCGCCTGAGAAGGGCGACGATGTCGTGCTCGCCTACGACCTCACCATTACGCCGGTCGGCACGGTCAAGGCCAAGTACGCCTACGGCGACTTCACGGTCCGCGGAACGGTGACGCAATGACCGGTGACCTTTCCTCGAGCGGGGCCGGCGCATGTTCATAAGCCGGAACATCGTCATTCCCGACAACGGGAGGCGGATCATCCTGGTCCAGTCGAACGGTCGTGTGGCCGTGTTTCGGCGTCATGGGCCTGATCCGGTCGCGCCGCCGACATCAACGTCACTCGATTTCTCGGACTCAACGAACAGCGGCCTGCTCGCATTGCTGGAGGACATTTGAAATGAGCACGATCAACGTCAAAGACGCCACTGGCGCGACGGTTGCGGTGCAGGCGCCACTGGCGCCCGGGCGGGCCGCGGCGGCAGCCTCTCGTCCGGTGGTGCTGTCGACCGAAGATCTGGCCGCAATCAGCGACGCCAGCACTGAGAAGCCGGTCAGCGTGCACACGCCCGCGGATGTCATCAGCTTCACGCCGACGCTGGACACGGTCGCCTATGCGTCGGGCGATGTGCTGTTCGCGACGGCGGCGATCGCGGGCATCACGCGCGCCAATGACCTTCGCGCAGTGCTGATGTCGCTGACCGCGATCGACAAGTCCAAGAACAAGCCGGCGTTCACGCTCTACTTCTACCAGACGAACGTCACCTCGGCCGCCGCGAATGCCGCCAACAATCTGAGCGACGCCGACGCGGTCAACTGCCTCGGCTTCGTCGACGTGGCCTCGACCGACTGGAAGGACCTGGCGAACAACAGCTTCGCGTGCCTCAAGGGCATCAACCTGCTGCTCGAGGCTGCAACCGGCACGACCAGCGTCTATGTCGTCGGCATCCTCAATGCCGGCACGCCGACGTTCGCCAACGGCGACCTGGTGCTGAAGCTCGGGGTGGTGCAGGCCTGATGTTCGCGGGGCTGATGCGGTCCTCGCTGCTGCACGGCGTTAGCCGTGCCGCGCTGCAGCTTCCTGCTGTCACGACCGCCCTCGCGATGGGCATGAACACGAACTTCTCGGGCTACGGATACAACCAGCACACCTTCCACGATCTCGTGATCGGCCAGACGATCACATATTGGGATACGACGCTCAACAGCGGCGCTGGGGGATGGGTCAGCGAGGTTCCCGCCGCCTATCTCGACGCGAACGGCTGGCCGACCTCGATGCCGCCGAACGCGGCTTATTTCAGCCTGCTATGCATGGTCCCCGACACGTCGGGACCGTACAAGCTCACGTGGGACGATCCGAACGGCAAGTTCGTGCTCGTCGGGACGGGCGGCGCGACCGGAGTCACGCAATCCGGCAATTCGATCACCTTCACGTCAAACGTGCAGCCATTGTCGCAAGCCTTCTACGTCCGCTGGAGCATCGCGGCGGGCGGCGGCTATCCCTCGAACTTCAAGTGTCGTCTCGTAACCGACGACGGCTCGGTGCTCGCACCGAACTTCAAGGCGC